GTTCTAACGTTGATTCTCCTTTAGAAAAAATAAACAGATCAAATTATCAAGCTTTATCCAATAAAACTTCAACAGGTCAACCTTCGCAATATTTTGTTCAAAGATTTATTGATCATATTTTAATAACTATTTATTTAACTCCAAGTGCTACTCAAAATGGAGATGTTATAAATTTTTATTATGAAAAAAGAATTCAAGATGCAGGTGCTTATACAAATGCAACAGACGTACCATATAGATTTGTACCTTGCATGGTTGCAGGTTTAAGTTATTATTTAGCTATGAAATATGCACAACCAAGAATACAAGAATTAAAATTAATCTATGAGGATGAATTAGCTAGAGCTTTAGAAGAAGATGGATCTTCAGCTAGTGTTTACATTTCTCCTAAAACTTACTTTCCGAGTATATAATTATGAGTAACACAGCAAGAGGAAAACACGCATTATTTATTTCAGACAGATCTGGTTTGGCATATCCATATACTGAAATGGTTAAAGAATGGAATGGTGCAAGAGTACATACTTCTGAATACGAACCTAAACAACCTCAATTAGAACCAAAACCTTACACTGCAGATCCTCAAGGATTAATGCATCCAAGACCGGCAAGAACAGAATTTCCAACAACAGATTTTTTACCAAAAAATCCATTTACAATGACTAACTCTTCAACTCAAGTATCCGTAAATTTTCCTTTTAGTGGTTATCAAACTGGAGACTTCATAAGATTCTATGACGTGAAAAATGCTGTAGGCGGAGTTGCAATTTCTACTTTACAATTAGAAACTACTTTAAATGGTGACATCACTGCAACAGCTACTTCAATTACTTTAACAGATTCTTCTGCTTTTCCTAGTCAAGGATATATTGCAATTGAAAAAGTAAATGCAACATCTGGATTGTTTGAAACTGAAACTGTTTATTATAATGGAAATACAGGAAACGTTTTATCGAATTGTGTTCGAGGAACAGCTGCTCCTTTTAGAGGACAGACTCCCAAAAACACACCCGCAGGTGAACACTCAAGTGGAGCAAAAGTTTACAGTGCTTATGCAGTAACGATGGTTCCAACTGTAGTAACACAAGCGGGTCAACCTTCAACTGTTACAGAGTTTAACAGTTTTACTTTTAACTTAATCAGTGCTGCAAGTAGCACAGAAACGGGAGGCGGGTTCCAATGTTTAGCTGGACCTGTTAATGATAGAGCATGACATACGCAGAACTAAAACAAAAAATTATAGACTATACTGAAGTATCTAGTAATGTTTTTACAGATACTATTTTAAATGGATTTATTAATGACGCTGAACTTAGAATTTTAAGAGAAGTAGATTCTGATAATAATAGAAGATATGATACAGCAAATTTAGTTCTTAATACTAGATTTATAGACACTCCTTCTGATTTATTAATTGTTAGATCGGCTCAAATTGTAGATTCTGACGGTACAGCTTCAGCAGATAACAGAGATTTTCTTCAATATAGAGATACTAATTTTATGTCAGAGTTTAATCCTAAAGGAGAAACAGGGGTTCCTAAATATTACAGCTATTGGGATGAGGACACTTTAGTTTTTGCCCCAACTCCGGATGCTACTTATACAATTCAAATAAATTATATCTTGAAAACTCAGGGATTATCGTCTACAAACACTACTACATACTTAAGTCAAAAATTTCCCAATGGTTTATTGTATGCTTGCCTAGTTGAGGCTTATGGTTTCTTAAAAGGACCCGTTGACATGCTCCAGTTATATGATAAAAAATACGTAGAGGCAGTCAAAGGTTTCTCAATTGAACAAATGGGAAGACGAAGACGGGATGAATACCAAGCAGGTGTTCCTCGAATAGGAAAACAATAGGAGATAAATTATGGCAATAACACAAGCAATTTGTAATTCATTTAAAAAACAGCTTTTAGAAGCGGACATGAATTTCAAACAAACTGGTGGTGACAAGTTTAAATTAGCTCTTTATATTTCTACAGCAACTCTAAACTCGGCAACAACTGCGTTCACAGCTACAGGTCAAGTTGGAAACAGTGGTCAATACGCTTCTGGTGGTGGATTACTTGTTAACAACGGAACTTCTATTAGTGCAGGTGTAGCGAGAGTAGACTTCGCAGACAGATCGTTTACTGGAGTGACGTTAACAGCTAGAGGAGCAATGATTTACAATACATCATCTGATACAACTAATGCATCAGTTTGTATTTTAGATTTTGGAAGTGATAAAACAGCTACATCAGGAACGTTCACAATTCAGTTTCCAGCGCCAACATCAACAGCAGCGATATTAAGAATATCGGGCTAGTAGGAGGTAAGCTCCTATGGCAGCGAAAACATATACTGTAACTGTAGCCACAGGTGCACTTTATCCTAGTGGTAGTTCGGGAAACGTTTATTATTTAGATGGAATAAGACCAAGTGACTATAATATTACTTGGCCCGCAGGAGCTACATTACGTTTTGAACAAAGTAATGCCTCAAATGATAATCATCCGTTAATTTTTTCTACAAATACAGATACCTCTGGAATAATTTCTTCTGGTGTAACTTATTATTTAGATGGAGTAAGTAACCAAACTAATTACACTAACACTACTACCTTTAATGCAGCAACTACTCGTTATGTAGAAATAACCTACACGGGCGCTTCTAGTTTTTATTGGCTTTGTTATGTTCATGGAATTGGAATGGGTGGAACATTTACACTTGCTAATGAAGGATGGTCATCTCTTACTTGGGGTTTTGCAAAATGGGGAGATTTAGGAAATGAAAGTGTTACTCTTAATAATACTAATTTATTAGCTACAACTACTTTAGGTACTGGAACTCAAGAAGGTGAAATTAATTCTGGTTGGGGAAGAGCTGGTTGGGGAAATTTTGGTTGGGGTATTCAAGGTACTTTAATTCCTGCCAACACAAATTTATCTCTTTCTGCAAACTTAAATTCTGTTTCAGCAACAGCTGAAATAAATACTGGATGGGGATCGGATACTTGGGGAACTGAGTTATGGGGATCTTCAGGATTAACCATTCCTATTACAAACACTAATTTATCCATCACCGCCGCTGAAGGATCGAGTGGTATAGAATTTGATGGAAATTCTAATTTACTTTTAACAGGCCAATCTTTAACAATTGCTCAAGGACAAGAAGATGGTTTTGCTTCTTTTGTGGCAACACCTACAGGTTTACCTTTAACAGCTACCCTACAGTTTGAAACTCAAACAATACAACCTGCATCATTGGTTCTATCAGCAGCTTTAGGATCTGTTTCACCAGCTCCTGTAACAATAGCTGAAGTAGCCGCTAAATCTGCTTCAACGTGGAATGGCAATTATTCTTGGGGATTCGGAGTATATGGCAATCAACAAGTAAATACCCTTGTAATGGGTATGCTAGAAAACTTTTCTGGTATAGATCCAGAACCAGATGTGTCTCTAACTGGAAATGCAATGGCAGCAGCTTTGGCTGCGGGTAATACTTTTAGTATTAGTGGGGATGCAAATATACCTGTAACAAATGTAGCCAATAATTTATCAATGGCTATTACTACAGGTAATGTTAATGCGGAACCTGTTACTCAAGTAGATCTAACAGGACTTACTTTAACAGCTACTTTAAACAGTGTTTCAGAAGTAACGGCTGGAGCAAATGTAATTCCTACAGGTTTTGGATTGACAATTAGCTTAGGAAGCGCTACTAATGTATTGATTTGGAACGAAGTTAACACTGGCACAGCACCAGTTGATCCTCCAGGATGGCAAGAAGTCAATACTAACGCTGCATAATTATAGTTTGACACTATAAAAAAATTTTAATAATATAAGTAAATCGGAGTATAAAAATATGGCTAATTCAACATCAGCAAGTTTAAAACTTACAGTTCAAGCTACTGGAGAAAATTCAGGAACTTGGGGACAAATTACAAATACAAACTTATTAATCGTAGAACAAGCAATCGGTGGTTTTGAAGCAGTTGCTATTACAACTGGAGCAACTCTTGTTTTTACAAACGGGGCTATTTCTAATGGTAAAAATGCTGTTTTAAAATTAACAGGTACAATTGCAGGTGCAGTTAACGTAGTAATTCCTGATTCAATTGAAAAAACTTTTGTAGTTGACAATGCTACTACTGGTGCTCACGCAGTAACTTTTAAAACTTCTTCTGGTACAGGTGTAACTTGGGCAGCGGCAGATAAAGGTACTAAAATGGTTTACTCGGATGGTACTAATGTTGTTGATACAGCATTCACAGAATTATCCTCAGACTTTTCACCACAACTTTCAGCAGACTTAGATACAAATAGTCAAAATATTATTATTGATGACGCTCACAATATTCAAGATGAAAACGGAAATGAACAATTAGTTTTCCAAACAACTGGTTCGGCTGTAAATGAATTTGAATTAACAAACGCAGCTACAGGTAATGCACCTCAAGTTGCAGTTACTGGTGGTGACACTAACATAGATATGAATATTACTCCAAAAGGAGTTGGTAGAGCAACTTTCAATGGTCAAGGTAAAATTCAAAGTGTTGCAGAAAAAGCTACAGTTGATTCTGGTGGTGGACCATCAGGAACATTTAACTATGATGTACTTACACAAGCAGTATTATACACATCTGGAAATAATGCCGGTAACTGGACTCTAAATATTAGAGGTGACGGATCAAATTCTTTAAATTCAATTATGGACACAGGCGAATCAATTACCATTGCTCATATCTCTGCAAATGGTGGATCTGCGTATTACAACAGTGCAGTTACTATTGATGGTGGAAGCATAACACCAGAGTGGCAAGGTGGAGCAGCTCCATCTGCAGGTAACGCAAGTTCAAATGATGTTTATTCATATACAATTATAAAAACTGGAGATGCTGCTTTTTTTGCACTTGCAGCTCAAACACAGTTTGCATAATAAATTAGGAGGAGAAAGATTATGCCATTATTAGGAAGTTTTGGAGCAGCGGGATCAAGAAGTTTTGGTTTAACAGCTGGAGCTAGTGGTCCTACAGAAATAGAATTTTTAGTTGTTGCCGGCGGCGGTGGAGGTGGATCCACAAACGGTGGTGGCGGCGGAGGTGGTGGCCAATTATCCTCTACTCAAGAAGCTGAAAAAGATGTAGTTATAACTGTAACTGTAGGTGGCGGCGGAAGTGGTGCTCCCAATCAAAATTCAAGACAAGGAAGCAGAGGAAGTGAATCTTCTTTTACTTCACCGGCTTTAACGGATATTACATGTACTGGTGGCGGAGGTGCTGGCGGTAACAGTCCTGGTCAATCCGGTGGTTGCGGAGGCGGAGGCGGAAACGGAGGAGGACCCGGTGCCGGAAATACTCCCTCAACAACTCCTTCCCAAGGTTTCCCTGGAGGTTCTGGAGGTCCAGGACAAGCAGGACCATTTGGTTACGCAGGAGCTGGCGGCGGCGGAGCCGGAGCAACTGGACAATTTCAAGGACCAGGTGGAGACGGTTTAAATAACGATATTACAGGAGCTACAGTCGGAAGATCCGGAGGCGGAGGAGCTACTAAAAATGGTGGATCTTTCCCTGGTGCTACAGATTTTGGCGCAGGTAATGGAGGAAGCGGCGGCGGACAAGCTAATACCGGAGGCGGTGGCGGTGGCGGAGCCCAAAACGCTGGCGGTGGTAGCGGCGGAAGTGGAACTGTTATTTTAGCTATGAAGAGTAACAAATATACTGGAACGACAACAGGAAGTCCGACAGTTACAACAGCCGGAGGAAATACTATTCTTCAATATACAGGAAGTGGGAGTTACACAGCGTAATGGCTCATTTTTCAAAATTAGACGAAAACAATGTAGTTACACTAACGGAAGTAGTGCATAATAATGATGCACCAACTGAAGAAGTTGGAATACAATTTTTAAAAGATTTATATCAACAACCAAATGGTGTTTGGAAACAAACATCTTATAACACTAAGGCAGGAATTCATTATGCTGAAGCATATACTGTACAGAGTGAAGATCAATCAAAAGCCTTTAGAAAAAATTTTGGTACTGTAGGTTATACTTATGATGAAAGTAGAGATGCTTTTATTCCACCAAAACCTTTTCCAAGTTTTACTTTAAATGAAACAAGTTGTACGTGGGAGGCACCTTCACCAAATCCAGGTGCTACAGCAAATGGAGAACCTGATGAGTGTGCTCTTTATGTATGGAATGAAGAAACATTATCTTGGATATTAGACGAATAATAAAAAATTATTTTAGAAAGAAAAATTGAAAAAACTGACAAAAAACTTTGACTCAATGTCTTTAAACTTTGAAGAATTGTTTGATTTATTATCTACCAATAGTTATGGATCCTGTATGAAAGGAAATCCTCCATTAGATTATGTATTAAAAGGAACTATTGAAATAAATAATATTCATAAAAATCCTTTATTTTTAAATCTAATAAAAAAAATAGCAAAAAAACATAATATTTTTGATACTAAATTAGATGCTTCTTTATTTATATCTTTTTTGCAAGGTAATGCTGGTAATCCACATAGTGATACTTACGATGTTGCTTTATACAATTTACATGGTGAAGTTCTGTATATAGTGGAAAAAGAAAAATTTTTTTTAAAACAAGGTGATTTACTTTATATTAAAAAAGGACAATCCCATCAATCTATTAGTATTACTCCAAGAATTATTTTTTCTTTAGGTGTACGAAATGATGTTAAGTGAGTTTTTTAAAACATATAAAAGTAATTAAAAAAGCAACAACTAAAGAAAGAGAAAAAGAAATGTGGGATGTTTCTGGTATTATTGAAAGTAAATCTAATCAAGAATTTAAATTTGATTTACGACCTATAATTAAACATGAAAAAAATTTATTAGGTAAAAAAACAAAAACTACAAGTAAGGCTAATAAAATAGTTTTTGATATAAAGGATCAATATATTATTATAGATGTAGAAGAACTTAATGAATATGTAAAAACAAAAAAATTAAAAAAAGTTTATTTACAAAATTTAATGTTTGATTTAGAGTGGAACATAATAATAAAGAAATAATGCCTAAAGAAATTACTCAAAGTTGTTGGCCTTTTGAACTAGATACTGTGCATGCTCATGCTTGGCAAGACGGTGTTTTTACCAAAAAAGAGTGTGATAAAATTATTGAATACGCAAAGAAAAAAAATTTAACAAAAGCAAGAGTAGGTCCCAAACTATCTTTACAAAAAAAAATTAGAGACAATAGTATATTTTGGATACATGCAAATAATGAAACTCAATGGATATATGAGCGAGTAGTACATTCAGTAATAAGTTTAAATAATCAATATTTTAAATTTGACATATACGGATTAATTGAATCTCTACAATTTACAAATTATAAAGCTCCAGGTCAAAATTACACAAAACATGTGGATAGATCACACAATATAAAAATAAGAAAATTATCTGTAAGTGTACAATTATCTGATCCTAGTGAATATGAAGGAGGAGAGTTATTATTGCATCATTATGAAAAACCAGATATTGCATCTAAAAAACAAGGCACACTTTGTATATTTCCAAGTTGAACATTACATGAAGTAAAACCTGTTACAAAAGGAGAAAGAAGCTCCTTAGTTACCTGGGTAACTGGCAAAAATTTTAGATAAAATTAATATTCAATAAACAGTAGATTCTAAGAGCATCAACGTATATATTAACAATATGGCATTAAAAAAAGTAGATTTTGCAGCAGGTTTCAATAAACAAAGTGTACCTTCAGCTCTTCCAGGACAATGGGTAGATGGAGATTTTGTACGTTTTAGATATACCGCACCTGAAAAAATAGGTGGCTGGGAACAATTAACTGTTGCTAATGAAACATTACCTGGTGCAGCTAGAGCTCAATTAGCTTTTACTAGTTTAAAAGGAGAAAGATATACGGCTATTGGAACATCACAAGGTTTATTTTTATATTATGGAGAAGCTTTTTATGACATTACTCCATTAGATACAGCAATTGCAGGAGCAACATTTGACACTAATGCATCTTCAACTTCTGTGACAGTAAATAAAACTTCACATAATTTAGAGCTTGGAAGATATATTACTTTTACCAGTGTCACAGCACCTCCAGGTTCAGGTTATGCAATATCAGATTTTACAACAGGAGCGTTTGAAATAGTACAAGTTAATAATGCAAATAGTTTTAATATTGTAATGAGAACAAATGCTACCGGTAATACAACTGCAGTCGGCGCTGCAACTATTAATCCTTATATTGAAATAGGACCTACGTTTCAGACAAAAGGATATGGATGGGGAACTTATTTATGGGGTGACTCAACATGGGGAACTGAAAGAGCAACAAGTAATGTAACTTTAGATCCAGGAAATTGGAGCTTAGATAATTTTGGAGAAGTTTTAGTTGCAACTATTTTTAATGGCAAAACTTTTACTTGGAATGCGGGAGCTACAAATCCGAGAACTGTAAGAGCTTCAACCTCAACATCTAGTTTTTCTACTTCTGCCAATCCCACAGCAAGTCGATTTACATTAGTTTCTGATCGAGATAGACATCTATTTCATTTTGGAACTGAAACAACTATAGGTGATGCATCAACACAAGATCCTATGTTTGTAAGATTTTCTAATCAAGAAAATTTAAATGAATATTTACCAACATCCACTAACACTGCAGGAACATTTAGATTAGATACAGGTAATGAGATAAGAGCGGTTCTTCAAGGAAAGGACTATGTGTTTGTATTAACTGATCTTGCAGCGTATGTAATTCAATTTGTTGGTCCACCTTTTACATTTTCTGTTAGACAAGTAGGTACTAACTGTGGATGTATAGGACAGCATGCAGCTTCTTATGTTAATGGTGCAATATATTGGATGTCTAATGAAGGTGGATTTTTTATGTATGATGGTACTGTAAAAGCTCTTCCATGTTTAGTTGAAGATTTTGTATTTACAATTCAAAATGGAAACTTAGGATTAAATGTTAATTCAGCAAATACGGTTTATTCTTCACCAAATTCTTTATATACAGAAGTAAATTGGTTTTATCCTAAAGCAGGATCCGATCAAATTGATAGGTGTGTAACCTATAACTATCAAGAAAATGTATGGACTACTTCATCTCTTGCTCGTACCACTTATCAAGATCAAGGTGTTTTTGAAAAACCTTACGCAACAGAATACACCACTACAAGCACTCCAGTATTTTCACCAATTAGCGGTATTACCAATACATATGGAGCATCAATATATTATGCTCATGAAGTAGGAACTGATCAAGTAAATAGTTCAGGTACAACTTCAATTGATGCTTTTATAAGATCTGGAGATTTTGATATTGATGATGGAGAATTATTTATGTCGATGAAAAGATTTATGCCTGATTATAAATTTTTAGTAGGTAATTCTAAAGTAACTTTATTTATATCAGATTATCCATCTGATTCTCAAACAAGCTCATCTCTAGGTCCCTTTACAATAACAAAAACCACTGATAAAGTAGACACTAGAGCGCGAGGAAGACTACTATCTTTAAAAATAGAAAATGATGCTGCAGGTGAAACTTGGCGTTATGGTAGTTTTAGAATGGATGCTCAACCAGACGGGAGAAGATAATATGCCACTTACTACAAAAGGTAAAAAAATAATGAAATCGATGAAAGATAGATACGGTAAGAAAAAAGGTAAGACTGTATTTTATGCATCAAAGAATAAAGGCAAAATAAAAGGTGTAGATAAAACTAAAAAATAATGGCTAAATTAACTAACTACATACCAGAACCAAGACAAGAATATGATGTTGAAAATCAAAGACAAATTATTGAGTCTATGACAACTATGAAACAACAACTTAATTTTTCTTTTCAAGAAGATTTAAAAAATGAACAAGACGCATTTAATTATTTTTTATCATGACAATAAGATATAAAAACGCCAGCAAAATATTAGACGGGACAGGAATGACAACTGTTTTAACCATATCTACCTCAGCGATAGCTATTGTAAAATCTGTGTATGTATCAAATAATAGCACAGGAGCTGTGTTAGTTAATTGTGATTTAAAAGATTCATCGGCAACTACTGACATTGAATTTTTTAGAAAAGATATACCTGCTTCAAGTACCATAAATGCTGCAGAACAAGGCTTGAATTTAGAAGCAGGAGATGCTATAAAAGCGCAAGCAGAAACAGCAAATAAGTTAGAAGTTGTAGTTAGTTATGCTTTAATAAATAGAGAGAATGAAAACGGATAACGTAATAAAAATAGATTGTACTACTATAACAACTTATAGAAATACAAAAACAGGTGAAACGTCTACAGATAAAGTAGATGGTCCTAATATTGTAACTGACGTTACAGTACAGGTATCTCCGAAAGGTTTAGATTTAATGCAGAAAGTGATGAATAAACAAGATGAAAATAAGAAACCAAAAGCCTAAAGGCGGCACAGAATTACAACTTGAATTTTTAACCAAGTATGTAGAGAAAAATTTATTGGATAAGGTACAAATTTGTACTAGCGTTCCTGGTAAAGTTCCTATTGACCCAAATAAAGTAAATATACTTTGGCAAAAAAATTCATACGATCAACCTAATTTATATCCATGGTTTAAAAATAAAGCCAATCATAACATATATGATTGGTATGTTTTTAATTCACATTGGAATCATGAAAAATTTAGAATGATGTTTGGACTACCCGACTACAAATGTATTGTTATTAAGAACGGTATTGAATTAGTAAAAAAATCTAAACCTTATGAACAAGGTCAACCTATTAAGATAATACATCAAAATACTCCTTGGAGAGGATTGTCAGTATTATTAGGTGCAATGCAATTAATTAAAAATCCTTTAATTAGTTTAGATGTATATTCTTCTTGTGAAATATATGGCAAAGAATTTATGGAACAAAATGATCATAATTATAAAGCATTGTATGAACAAGCAGAACAACTACCTAATGTAAACTATATAGGATATAAACCAAATGAATATATTAGAGAACATATAAAAGATTATAGTATGTATGTATATCCAAGTATTTTTGAAGAAACTTCTTGTATATCTTTATTAGAATGTATGGCCGGAGGACTTTATTGTATTACTACAAATTATGGAGCTCTTTTTGAAACGGGTGCAGAATTTCCTATGTATATACCTTATGATAAAGATTATAAAAGATTAGCTGAAAAATTTGCTTACGGCATAGAAGCAGCAGCTAAAACTTTACATGAACCTACTATTCATAACCATTTAATTACACAATCAGCCTACACTCACTTATATTATGGATGGCCTAAACAAGCATCTTCATGGACTAGATTTTTACAAGGAGCTATTAATGCAAAAAAGTTATAAGGCCTCGAGCCAAAACAATGAGCCCATTTGGTTTAATCAAGACACTTCGACTAAAACCATAACTCCTAATGAGGATACTTATCAAACCATTAAAACAAATAAAGTTGAAGGAGAGGTAACAGAAATAAATATAGGAAATACCCCTACTCATAAAATTATGGTGTGTACTCCTTGTCATAGTGATGTAAGTATGCATTACTGTCAAGCCGTTTTAAAATTTCAACAAGAATGTTGGCACAAAAAAATACAGGTTAGTTTTACTTTACTTAAATCTTCTTTAGTTACACAAGGAAGAAATTTATGTGTATCTGAAATGTTAAATCATGAAGATAACTACACACATTTATTATTTATAGATTCGGATATTGATTTTAACGGGTCTACTATATTTAAAATGTTAGACTTAGATAAAGATATTATTTCTTGTCCTTACCCTATGAAGATGTTGAGTTGGGATAAAATGTGGAGAAGGTATCATGAAAAGGTAGATGCTATTAAATCATTCGATGACTTAGCTAAATCTGGTTTTACCTTTCCTGTTAAAATAGAAGATCCTAATAACATTCAAAGTAATAAAGGATTAGTAGAGCTTTCACATGCACCAACTGGATGTATGTTAATTAAAAGAGAAGTATTAGAGAAAATGATTAGGGAGTATCCAGAATTAGAAATCTTTCAACCTACTATTATTAACGGTAAAGAAGAAAAGAAAACCAATATGTTTAACTTATTTGATACTTTACATGATCCTAAAACTAAACGTTATTTTGGAGAAGACTTTGGTTTCTGTCAACGATGGGCTGATATAGGTGGTAAAGTATATGGCTACATAAATGACTACATTACTCATGTAGGAGAGTATCAGTTTTGTGGTAGATTTAGAGATGATTTATGGCAAGGAAGTAGACCTGTCAAATCTGTTGACGAGCCTACAAAAATCAAATAAAGTATCCTATTTACAGGATTTCTACGCCTGCTTAACAGTATAAATATATTTAAATTATGGCGATATCTAGATCTTTAATGAACAGACAATTACAAGCAAACGGTGGCATTATGCAAGTCGCACCTAGGGAGAAATTTGGCCTAGGTAGTAAACTTAAAAAGTTTGTAAGAAAAATTATACCTAATGAAGTAGCAGAAATTGCTACTAAAGCTGCACCTTTTGTTGCACCTTTTAATCCATTACTTGCAGCAGGAATGTCGGGGATAGGTACCTTTGATAAGACAGGAAGTATTGGAGACTCTTTAAAAGCTGGTGGTATGAATTATGCACTAGGTCAAGGTGCTAGATATATTGGTGGTGGAGCTCAAAATTTACAAACAGGTTTTAATCCCTTTTCAGGATATGACGCTTCAGCAGGTTTAACCAGAGGACTTTTAACTAATCCGGTTAGTGATCAAGGTGGTCTTGGTAAGTTCTTTGCGAACCAAGGAACTCAAGGAGCTCAAGGTATTCAAGGGATAGGAACTGAAACTACAGGTGATGCAAATATAGCAGAAAAAATAGCTTCAAAAGGTAGAGCAAATTTATTACCAGGAGTAGGAGAAGGATCAATTGATTTAGCTACAGCGGGAGCTGATGGCATGGGAATAATACAAGACACTATTATAGATAAGTCTGTAGTAGCTAAAGAACCTGGATTTTTAAAAAATATGTTCGACGGAATAAGTAATCAAGACTATGGTAAAGTTGCTAAAACAATTGGAGACGGAGCTAAAAAATTTGGTAAGGCTATGTTTACAAATAAGGATGGTTCTATTGACAAAGCAGCAGTAATGGGAGCAGTAGCATTCGCTGGATCATACGCAGAAGCTAAAGCATTAGCAGCCGACGCTGGGGTAGAAATAACTCCAGAAGAATATGATGAATCTAGAAAAGCTGAAAAACAAGAAGAGTACGCAGGTTACTTAACTAACTTCTTTGGTGGTAAAAAAGATGGTGGCAGAATAGGATTTGAGTCTGGTGCTAACGAAATGATTAAAACACAATTACTAGAAGAGATTATGCCTGAGACAACTACAGAAGATTTTATAATTATAATGACAGAGGATGGTCCAGTAAGAGTTAAAAAAACAGATATGGAAGAAATGCCTGGAATGTTTAGAGATACTACTACAGGAGAAGGTTCTAATATGTTTACTAGAATAGAAGAAGCTGATGGTGGTAGAATAGGATTAGCTAGAGGATCTGAACCAGAAGAAGCAGAAGTGGGTATCATGACTATTGACGTTGAAGCAGGAGATGATGAAGACGAAGAAGATATGGATATGGATATGGCTATGGCTTTTCCTACAACAGTTTTTAGTAGTTCTGAAATATCTAGATTATTTAGGGACAGATCATTAACAACTAATTTAGATCGTAAACGACTATTTAAAGTATTAATGAATCCAGGTATGTTTCCGGAAGGTGAAAAAATGTTAATAAGAAATTTAAGAGGTAAAGCAGACGGCGGAAGAATAGGTTACAAAGGTGGTGCTAACAGAGTATCAGAATTGTTAATTTTAAGAGATGAGTTAATTGGTAAAGGTGAAGATGTATCCGACATTGAAGCAGAGATATTTCAACTAACAGGTAAAACATTTAAATCAGTGGGCGGTATAAGTGATGTACCCACAGGCAAGATAAGAAAAAATAATGCAGGTGTAACGGAGAGAGACTACAGAGATGAAGGTGGTTTTGTACCAGTCGGTATTAAAGAAAGAGCCGATGATGTACCCGCTATGTTATCTAAAAATGAATTTGTAATGACTGCCGATGCTGTACGTGGTATAGGTAATGGCAGCGTTGAAGAAGGATCTAAAAAATTATACAACACAATGAAAAAAGCAGAACAAGTAGGTAAAGCATAATGGCAACAGATTATACACAAACAGTAAGACGATCGCCTGCAATAGAAGCAGCACAAGAAAATTATATAGATTTATTAACGCAACAAGTTGGTAGAGCTCCTGGCTCGGCCGGTGTACCCACATTAGCGGAACTTGGACCACAGATTGCAGGTCAAAACGTTTTAACACAAGCTGCTCAACAACAAGCAGCAACACAAGCAGGACTAGGTCAATTAACTTTTGGAGCAGATGGGGATGTGACAGGTGTAGGTGTTGGAACAGGTGTTGCAGGTTATCAACCTTTCTTAGATCAAGCAGCAGCATATTCAGGCCCACAGGCTTTTCAACAATTTATGTCTCCGTATCAACAACAGGTGATTGATACGACTCTTGCAGAGTTTGATACTCAAACAGCTAGAGGTGTACCACAACTTGCAGCCAATGCTATTCAAGCAGGTGCTTTCGGTGGTGGAAGAGACGCTATAGCTAATGCTCAGTATGCATCCGATGCTGCAGCTAACAGAGCGGCACTACAAGCAAGATTATTAGGTCAAGGTTTTACTCAAGCAAATCAATTAGCTAATCAAGGTTTCGAACAACAAAGAAATTTAGCATCATTACAACCATCGTTGTCTGCAAGTGGTGTACAACAATTAGGTGCAGCAGGCACAGGAAACTTAGCTTACCAACAAGCGCAACTAGATGCTCTACAACAACAAAATCAATTAGCATACAATGAACCATTAAGTAGAATCCAGGCTTTCGGATCAGGGATAGCTAGTCAGGCAAGCGGATCACCTACAACAACCCAATCAGTAGGAATGGGTGGTGGACAAACAGTTGGACCATTGTCACAAGCTTTATCCGCAGGATTAAGTGCTTATGGTTTGGGAAGTATTTTTGGAGGACGATAATGTATTTTAAAAGACCATCATTTAGAAGAGGCGGAAATATTGGTGGAGGTATTATGTCTGGAACCAATATGGGAACTAGAACTGGTTTTCAAAATCCTGTTATTAATTTTTTAAATAATAATATTTTAGGACGTAATACCCAAATTGGAACAGCTCCTCTTTCAAATGTTTCTCAAAGTGTTGGAATAGAAGAATTATTAAAAGGAACAGATACTAGAGGAAGTGTTAATACTACACCTCAAACAGTAGAAGAATTATATAAAAGAAGAGACGAATTATATAAAAGAAGAGGCGAAAATCTTAAACGTTCAGGTGACTACATAGGATCATTAGTAGACAATACCTATAAAGATAAAGAAGGCAATACAAGAGATAGAGTTACGGGAGAAATAATTACAGACACTACAACTTCTTCAGGTATCGCAGAAATAGAAGCGGGAGCTGCAGGAGATCAGATTACAATGTTAAGTGATGAAGCAAAAGGTGCAGCAACAGAAGCTTTATTAAAATCTTTAGAAGAGAAAAAGAAAAAAGTAGAACCAGGAAGTGATGACAGTTCTATTACTTTAGATCCTTATGCAGAAATTAAAAAAGAAAAAGATTTTTTAAGTGAGATGTTAAAGAATGAAGGATTAGAGAGAGGTGAGATAGCTTTGATTGCAGCTAAAGCTATTGGAACAGAAGGTAGTTTCAAAGATAAATTAGATGCAGCAGTTGAATTAGCGTTACCTGTTGTACGAAGAAGAAACAAAGAAGACAAAGCTCTTACACTAACTGCATACAAATCATTTAAAGAAAAAGAAAAAGCTCAAGCTAAAGCTACTGCAGATGCAAGCAAACCTACAGTAGGTATGAGAGAACTTGAATATAAAGCTTCACGAATATTAAAATCTGGAGATAAATCTAGAGGAGATACACAAGATGAAATTGTTACAAGTTTAATTACTGAAGATCTTAAATCTCCTGATCAAACATTAAGAAGAGAATCATTAGTACGTGCTCAAGAAAAAGTATATGAAACTTTTGATGATTTAAAAGATTCTAAAAAAGCTTATGATGATTATGTTAAAACAAAATATCTAGATAAAGAAAAAGAAATTGATTTAACTGATAAAAAATTAATTAATTATCAAAGACAGATAAATGAAAATTTAGCAGACTTTAAATTATTTTATGACGTACCAGAATTTGATGAGCAGTATCCAACATATGTAGATGCTTTTAAAATATTAGGATTTAAAGAAGGTGGTAGAGTTAAAAGAGCTTTAGGTTCTCCGGATACAGGCGAACAAATAGTTACTAGTGAGACTGAAACTATTGGAGCGGAAACAGCTCAAAAACCAGTTTTAAAATTAACTTATGATGATTTAAGAAACAGGTTACCGAAAGAAATTACTGATGACGTAGTAGAATTATTATCAAACAGTGAAGAGGCTTTACAAGATTTTGCATACATACAAACTCAAAACGATGTGGATTCTTTCAACATTAAATATGGTGTTAATCTTATAATTCCTCCAGCACCACAAACAGCGTAGGAGTTCTATGGCAGGATTTGACGGAACATTTTCTTCTTACAATGAAGATATTGAAACGGCTAGAGGTGGTGACATTGGTTTTGGAGATTACATTGTTGATCTTCCTGTTGGTGCAGTAAAAGGTTTAAGTCAAGCTGTTCAAGGTCTACTTCAATTAGGTGCAATGCCTATTGATTATCTTGCAGATACAAATTTATTAGCAGGTATAGAAAGTGTTTTTGAAAAAATAACTCCGGAAACAACTACTGCAGTTGGAGACATTACAGCTATTATTACACAGTTTGGTGTACCTTATGTGGGTGCATTAAAAATAGCTCAAGGAATATCTAAGTTAAAAGGTTTAAGCACTGCTACAAAACTAACTGCTCCAGGAATGACTAGAGCATCACAAGGTATGGAACTTGCAAAACGTGCAGGTTACTACGGAGGTATTGGTGGTATTACAGATTTTGCAGTTTCTACTCCAGAAAAACTAGGCACCTTATCGGACACTATAGGTTTAACAGAACAAACAGAACTAGAAGGATTAGAAGGTAGAGAAAGAGCAGCAGAAGTTTTAAAAAGTAAAATTAAATTTGGAGCTGAAGGGGCCGTAGTTGGAGGCGGTATTACCTTATTACCTCAAGCAGCATCTGTTGGATTTAGATATGGAATCATACCTGCCGCTAAAACAGTAGGCTACGTAGGGGGTAAAGCTTTAAATGTAATTGATTACCCATTAACAGGTGCAATTAATGCAATAGTAGGTAAAGGAGAAACAAGTGCTATTCAAGCTGCTGTAAAAAGAGGTGGCGCGTTAGCAACTAAAGCTGGAGAAAAATTAGGTCTTAATCAAGACTGGAGACATATTCCTGTAGGAGGAAGTATGATTAATCAAGTTCAAAGGGGTTTGACAAGAATTGCTGACCAGTTTAGAACAAACAGAACATTAACTCCAGAGCTAAGAAACATGCAAGTAAGTATGAATAACAGAGTAGCCGGAGAAGAAAAAGTTTTAAAAACTATCGGTACAAAAATTCAAGATATTCAAAATGATATAATTAATAATTTTAAAATTAAATTTAATGATGGTGAATCTTTGTTAGGATTACAAATAGAATCAAACAAAGTAACTAATGTTTTAAAAGCACAGTCTGTAAAAGAAGTAGATGATATATTAGATACTATGTACAAAGGTACAACTAAAGAAGAGATCGCTGTTAGTAAAGAACTAAAAAAGAATATTAAAGATTTAAAGAAAATAGTAGACGGATCCGCTAACAGATATTCTAAATTTGTAGCAGGAACAGATTTAAAAAACGGTGCTGCATTAGACTTTAGTTTGTATACTAAAAGAAGATTAGCTGCTTTTAATAATAAAAAATTTCAGTTTAATCCTTTATTAGAAAACGATGCTTTTGATTGGTTTAAAGAATCTATAAAAGGAGTTAAAAATAAAAAAACAGGTAGCATATCACCAAGACCAGGATTCGAGGGTGATTTAAGAATTGTTGAAGATGCAGCAGCAAGAATAGTAGGTGCAAAAAGAACATTAACAAAAGCAGGACAAGAAGCATTTAAAAAAACTCCAGATACAACAATAGGACAATTTATAAAAAATCAAAGTCCAGAGGGACTGTTGAAAAATACTAAATATGTAGAAACCCCTGCATTTAAAACTGAAGTAGCTAAACAAATAAATATTTTAGCAAAAAATAAAATGTTAAATTTAAAACAATTAGCTATCAAAGGTAATGTGCAACCCAATAGTCTATTTTATGGCATAGGAAAATCTTTAGGTTTAGATAAAGAATTATTAAAAGAAAAAGGATTACCTGACGTAATGAAAAGACTTCTTTCTGTTGAAGAAGGAAGAACTGCTGCAGAGTTAGTTAAAAAAGGTGTTAAAGATCCTGTTACAGGTAAAGCTGTTACTAAAGACGTTGAAACATTTAATCCTATTATTGCATCACTAGATACGGTTTTAAATCAATCAAGACAGATGTACGGAAAAAAAGTATTTGATGCTATGTTAAAAGAAGGTTTAGAAGTACCTGGCAGAGCAGGTGTTATATTGGATGAAGCAGCTATTGCAAACAAAGGATTAGATACCAGCAAAGGTTCTTTAGTCAATTTAAAAAATATTGCACAAAGTAGCAAAGTAGAATTAGATGATCTTTCATTAACTAGTGAACTATTTAATGGTAAATATTTTGCAGCACCTGAAGTAGCAAATGCATTAGTTGGAGCTAAAGAATTAACAGCTAGTTTATATGGACTACCTGGATACAAATCTTTAATGAGTTTAAAAGCTGGAGCTCAAATATCTAAA